TCATTTAAAATCACACTCAACCATAATTTCAGTAAGACATGCAAGCATATTTATTTCTTGATCCGCCACGAACGCAATCTGATATTGATACTTAGCAAGTATAAGGACAGCAGCAGGGATGCTATTCGGAACCAAGGAATCATGAAGAACATCGTAAATACGACGCATGAGAACACTAGAATCGTTATCCAAGTTGTTAACGACCCACTTGCGAACTTCTGAAAATTCTTTCTTCTTAAGATTTTTAATGAGATCATTTACCTTTACATCGCTGAATGATGCAAGAATACCACTATCAATTTTACCCGAAGATGAGTATCTTTGCAACTCATTTAAAACACGACGCCAATCTGGAAAGTGTTTATTGATTAACTCTACCAGGACCTTGTTATCATATTCAATATTTTCTGTACCCATGATTTCTTGGATACGGGAGAAGAATTGTGATGCAAGTTTTGGTCTGTCTTTACTATTGGTGGAAAAGTCAATACACGCGCACCTGGAGTGGAGTGGCTCCACCAAACGGTTTTTGTAGTTGCAGGTGAAGATAAATCTGCAGTTTGCACTAAACTCCTCAATAAACGCCCGTAAGAGGAGTTGTACATCATTGGTTGTGTTATCTGCTTCGTCAATGATGATGACTTTGTGTTTAGCAGTTGCTGTAAGCGAAACGGTCGAAGCGAAATTTTTCGCATTGTTTCTGACCGTATCGAGAAAACGTCCCTCATCGGATCCGTTGATGACATAATAGTCTACCCCAAGTTCAGTGCATAGTGCCTTTGCTACTGTAGTTTTGCCGCACCCTGCAGGTCCAGCCAGAAGTAGATTAGGAACCTCACCTTTATCTAGGAAACTTTTAAATGTCGTTTTAGTATCCTCAGGAAGAATACATTCGTCAATAGTTTTGGGTCGATATTTTTCAACCCAAAGAAATTCATCTCGCATAATAAAAAAGTAAAATCAGTTGGTGCTCTTAATAGCCAAGAGAGTCTCTAGAGGAATCCATGCAGGATTCTCATTTGCAAACTGAACTTGAACTTCGGTAATAACTCGTTCAAGTTGTTTATTATAAGTTTGCCTGGTATTTTTAACAGGACTTAGTGGATTTTCTACACCCATTCTGGTTTACGCTCAGGAATACGTCTATAATTATCGCACACCCATGGTTTAGATGCAATATACATTTTGTACTTGCTGTAGATATCAACACCGGTATCATACTTAAATTCATCAGGTCCAGCAAAAACAAAAGGTGTAACCTTATCAAGATCTCCCTTTGGAAAAATATGAAATGCTTCAACAAGAGTTTTATAGCATGAATGAATCTTTCCGTACCTGAGAGTATACTCATTGCACATGTGAAGTCCATGCTTGATTAACCAGTAGGAGTTATGAATACTCTCCGAAGCCCACTTAGTGCATGGATGATTTCGGAATGCACCTTTTTCAGTTTTATATGGTTCTCCATTGATTCTATGAAGTTCACCATATCCGTGTCCCCATTTATCAGATGCAACAATAGAAAGCATCTGGCAGCACTCTAGGGGCATTTTAACAATGTGTTTATCAGGTAGAACTTGAGCAGACTCCTTTGGAGAGGAGCAGGTCACAAAAATGTTCATTCTAAAGGACGTTCAAATTGATTGGAAACAATTTCAGTTGCCTTCAATTGTTCTTGCATGTATTCTACCGCTTTTTCTGGTTCTGCGGTATCCCCACAAGTAAAAACGTCACATACTGCCATGCTTTTTTCAGGCCAAGTATGAATCGAGATGTGGGATTCTGCAAGCATAGCAACACCAGTTACTCCCTGAGGATCAAATTTGTGTGTTGCTAGATTAAGTAGTGTTGACTTTGATTCTTTTGTTGCATTATACAAAAGCATTTTAATGCTTTGTTCGTCATCAAGTAACTCAAAAGGACAACCCTTAAGAGTAAAAAGAATGTGTTTCATGTTAATCCCACCTAAGGGTATGCAGATACTTTAAAACGTTTTCACGTACTTCCATCAATTCATGATAACACATTTGATTGTGAGCACATTGCCTCAATGCTGGGTCTGGTTTCAATACTGACTCAGTAAAGATATCCAGACCACGATTCCATTTATCTTGTTTGGATTCACCATCATCGATGACGTACTGATCTTTCATTTTGTTTGTTTAAATTACTTTACGACAGAATCGGGTTCAAGCGCAATATAGTAGCAGAGATTCCTGTCTTTTGAAGTAAACTTAGAAAGTAGCTTATTGGAAACAACAACATCATACCGACCAGGAATAATCTTGATATTTTCTACTTTGAAGTTGAAAGAAAACTCTGAATCAGTTTCACCAACAATGATTGAAAAATCATTTGAGGTATCGTTTTTCTTGTCCCACACAACTAGTTTAACCACACCTGCGTCACCAACCGCAGAGATATCGGGAAGTTGATATACAGAGGCAGCTTTGAGGAGTTTATCTAGTTCCTGTGTATTTAGTTCAAAACATACGTCTTCAGTAGGAAGAGCTATTTCCTTTTCTGGAGGACTTACGATAACACTAGGATCAGCGAAGAAATACTTAGATCGCATCTTACCCTCACGGATAACAACATATCCATTGTTTTCAAAGTCCAGTTCTGGACTCTGGTGGAGAGAAAGTCCGTTCAAAAATTGGTTAAGATCATAGATACCAAAGTCTTGAGGAATGTCTTCTACAATTTCTGCTTCCGCAAGAATGTTTTTCATCACACTAATAGTGCGAAGTTTGTTACCTTCCTTGAAAAGAATGGATTGATTGATGCTGCCGAAGTTTTTGAGAAGAGAAAGAGTTTTTTCAGAAAGTTTCATAATTACCTTTGCGCTGATTGTGGATTCCAGAGAAGTGATAGAGGAGAATGCAATAATGGATTGCTTTTAGAATGTCTTGCTTTGACTTACCATTCTTTTTACCAAAGCGAGAAAGATATTTAATAGCATTAGATCGGCAGAATGGTTCTGCATCACCAATACTTTCAATTAAATCAAGAGTTTGAGTCTTAGAATCAGCGGACGTATAATGGGCATTGTATGTTGAAGAGAGATAGTCCCGAATCTCTTTCATAGTTTTATCTTCTTCATACTTCCAAAAACCATTGTTTGCAAGTTGATCAAGATTTAGGTCAATTTTATCATCCATGTCTAAATTAATAGTGTCGTTTGCATACTCTGTATACATCTGTGCTGCTCCAAAATCATACACATCTTCAGAAAGTATATCACCAGTAAAAGTGATGGTATCAGGAGATGATGCAGCAGCAACAAAAGGATTGGGGCGATCAAGATCATTACGATCATAATCATACCAGAATTCAGAGTGTTTCACTGGATCCTTTTTCATAGTGTCTTCGTACCGATCTTCAAAATTTTCTGCCATCTCATCGTAAAGTAAACTCCAAGAATTAATCATTTCTTCTTTACTATTCATTATATCAAACCTCCTCAGAATTTGCAAAGTCAACATCAGCGTCAACTTTATCATACAGTTCCATGAAGGACTGCTTAGTCTCATCATCGAAGCGATTCACACAAACTTCAATAGCTTTTGCTTTATCACTGAAGATGCTGTATGCACGGATAATATGCACCAGACGACGGGTAGAGATAATTTCGTCTACGCCACCATCATAGAACGTTTTACGGATAATGTCTCCCCAGTCAACCAAACGCTTACAGAAATCAATATCTTTTACGCCAAGAGATTCTGCACACTTCTGAAGAATCTTCTGTTCGGTTGCAGGAGAGGGATATTCTTGCTCAAAGGTTACAGGGAAACGCTCTAGAAAGGCTTCATTGAGCACGTTAGTTCCAATGAATCGCCCGTCGTCGCTACCTTTACCTTTAGTGTTTGCTGTGGCGATGACGTTGAATCCACTTGCAGGGTCAACTCGCCGTCCGATTTTTTTAAGGAATACTCCTTTTCCTTCAAGGATAGATTGGAGACAGAGAATTTTATTAGAGGCAAGGTCGATCTCGTCAAGGAGCAGTACAGCTCCTCGTTCGAGTGCTTCCACGACTGGGCCATTGTGCCAGA